CACCGTACCCAAGTCAGGGTCGGTGTTCTGCGTCAGTGTGCCGGCAACCGGATCCCAGAAGAACAAGTTGCCGTTGGAGGCGATGCCCAGCAGGTCAAAGCTGTAGTCCAGCGTCGCACGCTTGCCGTCGTTGCCCACATCGCCCAGCACCGTGACCGTACCAGAGACGCTGACCGTCACGAGCTTGCTGCCCATCACGCGGTACAAGATGCCGTTCCAGTAGATCCCGCCCCTGTCTGGCCCAGGCCCCCCGCCGTTTGCCACCAGGCCGTCAGCGGGACGCAGATATTCCTGGCTCACGCCGCTAGTCTTGGGCACCGGCACCAGGTTGACCGGGTACGAGGTGCGGACGTCAGGGCCGTTGTCGGTGAATACGCCGGAAAGGATGGGGATTTGGGGCATGGGCTACGGCGTGCGCAGGAACCAGCGGATGAGGTGGGGTGCGGGGCGGGGGGTCATGCTGCCGTCGTCACGGCGGTCCACGTTGTAGACCCGTTTGTGTTTACGTACATACGGTCATTTGTAGTCGATCCATCAGAGCGCAGATACAGAGAACCTTTTGCTGCAGAAAGCGTAGGGGCGCCGGAACCAAAATAGATTCCGAATAAAAAAGTAGATCCAAATTGAATTCCAGCCCCTTGAACTCCTCCAGATGTTGTTGCCACATTGGGCGCTACGTTTATGCTTTGCCCGACAACTGAAATGCCAGCTGCACCATTAGCCGCAATTAGGACTGCTCCGGGCCCAACCTGCTCTATGGTTATGTTTTTTCCAGATACGAAATTAGTTATCGTAAAATTATCGGATGACGACATATTCATCTGCGCCGTGCTTCCAGCCGGCGCCGTGTTATTCGATTTTCTAAATCTCAATGGAACGTTGTTTTCCATCGCCGGGATTTGCCCGGATACTGTAAATAGACCGTCATTGCGCACGCCATTGACTATGAAATTTTGCGTGCCGTTGTTGACTACATAAACGCCTGCGGCGAGTACATTTGATCCGTCAAACCCGCAGCCAGACGAAGTGGCAGAAAATGTGACAGTAGCGCCAAATGCGTTCGAGCTAAACAATGCACTGGACACATCAACGGTTGTCGCTCCCAAAATGCGGGCGCCAACAGTCGCACCACCGTTTACGCCAGACGGTGAGGTTCCGGCAGCAATGTGAAGTTTTCCGAATTGACCTCCAACAATCACCGCGCTGCCTGTATCTACAAGCCTGATTCCACCAGTAGACTGGCTCGTGTAAACGCCATAAAGTTGATGGTATAGGGTTGCGGTTCCAGACACTCCGATTTCAATGTCGTAGCCAGAAGCCGTAACGTCTGCGGTCTGATAAATATCGCAAGTCGCTATGATTTGCGTGTGACCTCCGGTCGCCTTTACGGCCTTTCCATAAGCCCAGCGACTGCCGCAGTTGATCATGCGGAAATTATTTCCAGAGGCGTTGACATTGTCTCCTGTAAAAGTAGGCGTCGCCGCATCCCCACGGAACTGCAACCCGTTCAATTCCACATCATTTCCAGAGCTAGTAAAAATCACGCCGTTGGCGTTTTTCTGCAAAATAACTTTTCCGCTGGCATAGAAACATTGCCCGCTTGCCGACTGCGTTAACCCGGAGCATCTGTATGTTCCGTCAGGAAACATAATGCTGCTTCCGGTGTTAATGGCGTTTTGAATTGCCGTCGTATCGTCGGTGACACCATCACCAACTGCGCCAAAGTCGGCAACGCTCACCGTCTCTCGCATCTTCGCCTGCGCCGTGCGCACCACAGCCCCAGCACCGGCCTGCACAAACGTAACCAGGCTGCTGTCATACCGCTCGGTTGCACTCAACGCCGACAAAACGTCATACCCACTGCGATTGCGCACCAGGATACTGAAGTCAGAGTTCACATACAGCCGCCCCACGGCAGAGCCGTTCATGGGGTAGCCGCCGCGTGTGGTCACCGGCTGCGTGACAACTTGGGTGAGGGCCGCATCCCAATAGGCCGTGATGGGCGAGGAAATCGGATTTCCGCCGGCAGCGCCGAGCCACACCTGGCCCTGTTCAAGAGGCTGACCATCAATATCCGTGAAAATCGGGAACGGCGATTGGATCGAGGTTGCGGGCATTTCGATGTTCCTTGGTCAGCAGTTCCAGGCCCGAAGCGACTTGTTGATCCGCGAGTTCTGGTCTTTCGCCGTTTTTTCGCCGGTGAGCTTCTTCTTCATGCCCTCCATGCGAGCACAGAACGACTTGCGCCGAGCAGCGTCCTTCTCGGTCTTCGGGTTCGGCGCAGGCGGCTTGAGGTTCATGCCCTGCGCCTTGGCCGATGCGCGGCCCTTGGCGTTGAGGCCGCCCTTCGGGTTCTTGCCCTCTGCGCGCGTCCAAGCCGGGGACTTTGCCATCACGCGATCCGATACCAAGAGTTCGTGGCCTGCACGAAGCGCATGCGGAAGAAATCCTCCGCAGCCAGCGTGGTCGGGTCACCGAATGCTGCGGCAGCGCCATTCAGCCCCAGCGTGAACGCCGTGATCTGCTGGGTGGTGGTGATCAGCACCTCGGTGCCATCGGGCGTGGCGGTGTTCAGCGGCAGCACCACGGTGCCCGAGGCCAGCGTGCCGGCAGGCTGAAGCAGGATCCACTGCTGCTGCGCAACCGGGGTGGGTGCGGCGATGGAAAAACCCGTCGTCGGGACGTAGATGTTCGTGGCCAGCGTGGGCGCTGCGAACTGCTGCTGGAAGTACGACAGTAGAGCCGACATCGGCAGGCGCCGAGAGTCGCCGTTTTGAGGCGAGTACACGGGGATCTGGTCGCCAGCACTGACCTGCGACAACAGCGAGAGTTGGTAGATCTGCGGCATGGTGCGGCCTCAGTTGAATGCGAGCGGGCCGTCCGTGCCGACCGTGATCGGGTCCACCGGGGCCGGCAAGAAGGGGTCGTCATAGATGCGCCAGGGCTTGTTGCCTGCGCCCGCGGGCAGCGTGCCCGGGAACTGCTGCTCCACCGGCATGGCGGCGCGAGACAGCAGCGTGTTGTACGCCTGCTTAGCGGCCATCATTGTCTGCGGCATCAGGGTTTTTCCGTAGCCAGCAGCCAGACGGATGCCAAGGTTGGTGATGATGGCCTCGTTGGCGCTGTCGGGCACCTCGGATTCGGCGTTGATGTCGCTGAACTGTGGGCTGGACGGCAGCGGATAAGCCAGGCGAATGCCCTTGGCGTTCCACTCGGCCATCATGGCATCGAGGCGGCGCAGGGCCGACTCCAGTTGCTGAGGCTGGATGTCGAAGGCATATGCCGCGAGGCCGACTTCCTCAAAAGCAGCTTCAACGAACTGGCGCTTGCTGTAGCCCATGACAGATTTCAACCACGCTTCTTCATCGGTGGCGCCTTACCGGGCTTGCCGGCCTTCATGGCCGCTGTGCGAGCCGTGTTCAGCGCGATGGCCACAGCTTGCTTCTGCGGCTTGCCGGCCTTCATCTCCTTGGAAACGTTGGAGGAAATGGACTTCTGCGAATAACCTTTTTTCAGCGGCATGGTACCTCCAGATGTGAAAACGCGGGCGGCGACCGGGGACCCCCAATCCACCCGCCCGCGATTTACGTTGCGCCGATCAGGCGATGCGGTAGACAGAGAAAGCGCCGGCAGCGGTCTTGCGCAAGCGATACCGCGCTGCCAGACCGGCGGTGCTGGGACCGGCCACACCGGATGCCTGCAGCGTCAGGCCGGTGTTCGTCGTGATTGTCAGCGCAAACGCGGCCAGCGTCTGCACCGAGAAATCGAACGAGTCATCCACCGCAAACGTTGCCGCCGCCTCGATGGCCGCAGCCGTCGGCAGTTGCACGTTGCGCCCAACCGTCGGCGTGGCAGTGATCAGGCCACTCATCAGCTCCGCAGCGGTGATGACCATCGAGCCGCCGTCAGGGATGACGACAGGCGCGCCCTGGCGGCCGAAGTTGCTGCCGATGCTGACCACCGGCTCGGTGCCGATGTCGTACACCACCGGCAGGCCGCCGGCTTGCACGATCAGCACAGCCCCGCTGGCAAATGCCGACGAGGTGTAGGTGCCGTTGGTGACGGTTGCGAGAACGTCCTCGGTGCTGGGGTAGTTGGGATACCCGACGACCTGGGAGATGACGGCCGAGTCTTGCGTCTGGACCTGGATCTTCTGGCCAGCCGTGAGCGTGACGGTTGCGGTGCCTTGCGGCGCAATGGTGAGAAACGACATGATGTGCTCCAGATTGGATTGACGAGAGAGGGGCCGCAGCCCCTCTCATCACGGACCGACGGACTGCCCGAACAGCAGGATGCCGCTCATTTCGGGCTGCTTGTTGACCACGCCGAACAGGGTGTCGAGGCGGTACTTCGTCTTCATGGTGTTGACGTCGTACTGCTTCTGCATCACCAGTTCGATGCCCTGATCGGTGCTGGCGCGCATCACTGCGGCACCCGCATCGGTCGGCACGGCGTAGCGCCCCGGCAGGATTTCCAGCGCATCCTTCTGCCAGAAGCAGTTGATCGGCGCGGCGACGATGTTCAGAGGGTCCATGGTCGCGGAAGCGGCCGGGGTGACAATGCAGTTCTGGTACTG